TAATGGTAAGTTATGATAAATTCGTTTATATACTTCTTTATCATAATCTTCACCTGTTACATCAGCATGGCTAATTAAATTAGTATAATAAGTTTGGTATCCACTAGTAAGGTTACCATTATTATCTATAAGGGCAAAGTTATTAACACTGAAATATTTAATATCTCCGTGGTTGGTTACATTAAACCCAGGACCGTTTAAAATTAAATTACCATTAATATTAAGTGTTGTAGTTGCAGGTACAATAAGATGTCCTGTTGATGTTATAGTTAAACTATTAATATTAAAAGTACCATTAGCTGGTAATGTATATGTGGTTGTTAATGGATTTGGTATATCAATTGTTGGGTTAAATCCTAACAAGTAATCAAATACATTTTCACTACTACGCTCGTTAGTATATAATTTAACACCTAATGATTTAAGAGCATAAAATACTAAATCTTTAGATATACCATCTGTTAGTTTATTTTTGGCATCATATAAATCAGTCATTGCCTTAGAGTAGGTCCAAACATTATCAAAATGTTGTCCTACCATGTTAAGGAATATCTCGTAATTTACATTTTCATCATTTTCCTTAATGAATTCAGGTATGGTATATACTAAATTATCTTGGTTATCTCTATCAAAAGCTGAAGCAGACAATATTTGCCCACCATAATTTGAAGCAAATGAATTATCGCTACCTAAGTATGCAAGTGCTTGTGATGATGTTACTGAGAATAAAGCATAAGGTTCACCACTATTTTGTTTAGGAAAAGGATTTGAATTTGATCCAGATGTGGATGATGATTCAAAATATAAGAAGCGTTCATAACCGTCAAATTTAGTTATTACTTCGTCTATTTTAGCTTGTGTGTTATCTATATTACCTGATACTGCAACTATAGTTGATGAGCCAGGTATTGTATTTAATGTAGTTATTTCGTTTTGGTATCCTTCAATTAATTTAGCTTTATATACGAAGTTTAATAAACGTTCTTTAGCAGATGAAAAATGTACAAAATTTTCGTAATTATTATAATCTACATCTATTTGTATACTTTTTTGATCTAATAATCCACTTAATTTTTGGTAAAATGGGGTTGAAGTATCGGCAAGTAAACTATTAATATTTTCATACGGACCAGGTTGATTAATTTGGTTATTAACCTCTAAATCAAAATTAGGAGCGCGTAATTGTGGGGCAACAGGAGGATCAATTGTATATGTTGCTGTTAATGTGTATTCAACAGGATCAGCAACTTTTTCAACTACCCAAAGTTGATTTTTTACTTGTATAGATTGTGGTAAAGGTTCATATAATTTAAATAATACTGAATATTGTGGTTCTGTTTGTTCTAAAGCGACATTAACAGCAATATGCAAATTATTATCTCCAAAATTAAGAAGAAAGTCCTTATAGTAAGTTGTGTTTTGTATTTCATTTATTAATGATTGAACTTGTACTTGTAAATCAGAATTGGATATATCATTAGTCGCAACTCTTATTTCAGTCCTATCAGATGAAATTTCTTTAATATAAAACGGATTAGCATTACCATTACCAATCTTTTTTCTAAAAAAGTTATATAATAATTTGAATTCTCCTGAAGTATAACCTAGCTGTTGTAGATCGGTTTCAGGATTGATTACAACTTCACTAGTAGTATCTTCAGAAGAAACTAAAGTTTGTTGAATTTGTTGATTTACATAATTATAATTTATATTAATTAAGTTACCAGCAGGGTCATATAATACCTGTTCAATATAATCATTAGTAAGACCAAACTGTCTTAATATAAGATTACCATTTAATAAATTAACATCATCTTCATTATATTTGATGGTATCTACATTGTCTGATTCTATTTGTGATAATGTAACGTTTGTTTCAGCCATTATTGAGTAGTTGTAGTAGAAGCTACTGTTTGAGTTTGAGAGCTTATGGTTTGAAATGAATTACCTAATGTTGATAGTTGATCTGTTAAATCATTAATTATTCCATTAGAATTTAATATTTGTTGTTTTAATGATGTAATTTCTGCTTGTAATTCAGTTATTAACGGATTAACATATTCATCTCCTACATATTGAGACGATCTTTCTATTAATTCTATATGAGAATCAACCTCTCCTGTTTTTGGAATTTCAAAAAATAATTCATTATATGATTGAAAAAATTCTTCAATTGTAGGTCCTTCTTCTTCAACTTGGGTTATTGGTTGAATTAATTGGGAAAATTCAGTATCAATAACGTTTTTATAAACGTTTTTTTGATATACTTCTTTAGTTATTTGAACTTTTTCGGACATTATAATTTAACCTTAAAGTAATAATCATCATCTAATACTAATTCAGTACCATCTATAATAGTTTTAATTAAAATTTTATAATATCTTTCAGGTTCAAGACCATCCATGTATAATGTAAAATAATTACTAGTACTATCAGCACCAATTTTAGTATAATCAGTATCAAAATCAAATACTGTATCTCCACTATTTAAATCAACTACACTATAGTATGAACTTGTAGGTAAATATTTGTTAGTTAAATAAACGGATGAGGTTTGGAATGCTCGTGTTGGAAAACGATCTCTAGCGTATACTCTAAATTTTTGTATACTATTTTGTTCAAATTCTTGTTTATTATTTCCTAAAGAAACCACAGGATTTAAATCTGTTGTTATAGTTGAAGTTGAAGAACCAGTATCAAATGTTATATCGTTCCATCTAAATTCTAATTGTGGAGGATACACAGTATGAGTATCCATTGAAAAATATTTTAGATTAAATTGTACATTAGAATTAAATTCATTAGTATCTGTATTTTTTACTATTAATCCATCATTATTAACACCACCAATTATACCTTTAGAACCACTATATTGTAATGTTACAGCATTAGTAACATCAAAAGATATATCTTTATCTGTAATGTAAGTATATGATTGAGTGGCTACTGGGTTTAATGTAGTAGATCCGGTATACCAATTTCCACCACCTGGTCTGAATTGATATGAAGTACTAATAAATGAAGCAGTAGCATATGTTGTAAATGAACTAGTTAACCAAGCATTAGATCCTGAATTTGATCTGAATTCCCAATTAACACCATTTTGTAATTCGGGTGATATATCAAATCTACCTGTACCCATATTCCATGCTCCTGATACCGGGTAGCATTCTAATGTATAATCTACTGGGATTTCAGATGCATTAGCTACAAATAATTTAAGATATGCTTTGTAACTTCCTGATACTTTATTATCAATAATATCAGTAATCCCAGAATCTGGGAATTTTAGCATATATCTGCTAACTTCAGTAATTAAACTTCCACTTACACCAGAAGGGGTATCATTATTAAAGGCTAAGTCAAGTTCTAATATTTCATCAATACCAGTATTTTTTAGCTCATATTCAGAATATATAGTAGCATCCTTTTCAGGGAATAATTTATAAATAGCCATTTATATTTTTATTATAAATATATTTGGTATTAGTAATTTACTACTCTACCTTGGATGTCTGTATCAGGGAAACGTACTTCGAATATTGATGGGTCTAAAGATGGGTACAATACATTATTTCTAATAGCAGCTTCAACATCATATCCATAAGATGAATAATTACCACCACTTAAATTGTTGAATTCTAATTTAAGTACATTTTGTACACCTTTTACTTTTAATAACATATTTGTTATTTCGCTAATAACAACAGGTTGATTAATTTGCCAATTACTTATATCAAAATGAGATTTTAGTTGGTTTAAACAATTATTTAATACTTCATTACTATTAAAATTAGGTAATACAATAATATCAAAATTTACATTAATATTAATATAATAAGCATCTTTAATGTTAACAGCATCAGTTACCATACGATATTGTCCTAAGAAATTTTTAATATTACGTTTTAATGCGATATTAGTTTGTTCTAATTTTTTATCAGCATTGTATCCTAAAATATACATACTTAATGATAATGGATTGCTATCTATAATAGAATCAGTAGTATCATTTTTGCTTAATGCTTGATCTTGTTCAATATATACTTTAGCAACCGTACCTAAACGAGGGGGCATACTCATTACTCTAACAATATAATCATCTTTTGTTACAGCACGTAATTGTGATGAAAAATTAGCTATAGAATTTAAACGTAATTCATCTAAACTATCACCATCTTCTCCACCTACAGCGGCATTAGGATTAGTTACAGATAAAGTACCTTGTACTTGAGCTAATAAATTAGGATTTAATGTATCGGATTTTGCTGTAATATTAAGTGCTCCTAATGTATTTAATGTATTTGATCCAACATTTGATTCAATCCCACCACCAACAATATAACGTACTGTTAATGTTGTGTTATAAGGAGCAACACCGTATGCTTCAGTATATAAAAAGTTTGATGGATCAAATGCTGTATCTAATTTATTTATACCTTCAGGTAAACCTAAACCAACATTATCTGAATTTGGTATTATAGTTTCATCATTAGTTGGTGGTAATGTTTGTTCTAATTTGGCATATGAATTGGATAAACCAGAACCAAATTCTAAACTTAAAATATCATTTGATGAAAAACGTGTAACAAATCTTCTAGGTACACGTCTTAATCGTAATAAATAAGGTACAGTGCCATTATATTGGGCTAAATCAGGATCATTCTGTTCAATATTTTGTACTTCATCAAATATTGTTTCTTGAGCTAGATAGGGGGTTTCATAAAAATCATTACCATCACTATCAGTTACATCTAATACTTTAATAATATTGGTATCAGATAAATTAACTGATGGAAAACGTGTAGGTGCTCCAAAATCAAATGTAGTAGACTTTATTTCACCCGAAATAGCACGGATTGATTTTTTAAGTAGATAATATTCAGGTTCATTAGTTGTGTTATTAATCTGATAAACTGATACTTCTGTAGGGTCTAATGATGAAGAAAACCCAAAATCAACTTTATCTAATGTAATAAATGAAGAATTAGCATTAGTAGTTGAATTAATAACAGCATTTTCCCCAATTATTAAAGCATAATCATAATCAGGTACATAATCCCCACTTGATAATTTAGAAGGTAATAATTGAAATATATCTACTAAAGTAGTAGCAGCAGTAGTTACTTTAGGTTTATAACCAAACATATAAGCTAAAGTAAGTAAATTATCTTTTTCTTTAGCATATTGTAAAAAGTTTTCTTGTATTTGGTTATCTTGATAGTATGATAACACATCACCAACATAAGCAGCCATTTCTATAAACATAGTTCCTGGGTCAGCAGGACTAAAGTCATTATATGTAGTAGGATAATAAGTTTTAGCAAAATCTATTAACGCTTGTCTATAGTCTGTAAAATCTTTATTTAGATATTGAATATCTTTACTATTTATATTATTGTATTTTGTAGACATTATTGAAGTGGTATATCGTTAAAGGCTAAAGTTAATTGATCTTGTATATTAGTATTGGCTACACCATATGACACACTAA